GCTGAGGACTCGACATAAACTCAGAGTTCAGATTCGTGGAACGCCAGCCGTACTTCCGCAACAGGTGGTAGTCGGTAACAGAGGTGAAGGGTGTGAGGGCTGCATCGACACCATAATCAACGGTACCCCCGTATGAGCCTTGCAGGATGATCTGTGTGACAACCTCAGACTCGGAGTCTGAGAAGTCCCAGTCAATGATGTCTATATCTTGGATCCATGAGACTGGCTTGTTGCCCAACGTGTCTAGGTTGTAGAAGGGCGGCTTGAACACGATGTCCCCAGTAACATCCATGTAAAACTCAAAGCCGACCGCTTCCTTCGCTGCGTTAGCTAGCTCTAGCTTCGTCTGAAACTCAGATTGCCAAAGGTCCTGAGCGCCTGCGTTAGACGTGACGGCTTTGAAGGCAACCACATTCGGGGACGTGGGATCATAGACCATTCCCGAACTATCGGGACCACCATTAGCTTGACTCACAATCTGTGAAGCGAATGGCTTCTTCGGGACCGTCCCGGGCGGGTTGTCCACGGAGTACGTGCGGTACAAGGCGTCACCTCGAACCGCGACACCTTGTGCGCCATACAACACAAGGTTACTCCGCATGCGAGAGAAGCGCTTCTCCCAGTATTGCATGAGGTCTGACAAGGCTGCGTCGAATGTTGCTTTCTGTCCGGATTCTTGAACCAGGTTTTGGAGACTTCCCGTACCCACGATAACGTCACCAAACGACTGCAAGGCGAGAGAGAAGATCATGTCGTAAGGGTTAGACTGGGTAAACACGTTGCCGAAGATGTTACGCCCCTGCTGCCCCGGCGTTGCAGTATAGGCCGGGTTGACGTTCATCTTACACAGTTCCCACCACTTCAAGATATCAGAGCAGTGGATGTTAACTGTATGCTCACCCCCGGAGTAGCCGTCGGTCACTTCTGTAACGAGACCCCAGAAGATGGGGTAGTATTGAGCCAGACCTTCCACCAGGTAATACCCCTTAGCGTAGATCTCGATCTCCATCATAGGGGTGATGACAGCGGCACCATCGAAGTAGAAGTCATCGATGGTGTGGCGCGGTATGGACATCGTAATGGAAGCGCTGCCAGGGGCACTATCCACACTCAAGTCCATCTGTACTGCCGTGATGTACTTGTTGAAGTCGAACGAGCGGGAACACTGCGGACAGCCAATAACTTCCTGCTCCCCGTTAATGTAAACGATAGCGTCCGGAGCCGTCACAACAGTGGGCCGGACATTAGGGTTATACGTGCCTTGGAAGGGTCCGCGTGCCATCAGGTGGTTCCAGTACCTACCGTAAGGTGCGCATCTGGAGGAAGCGCTACCTCAGGACTCGGTTGAGGATTGTTACCCCCCATAGTCGGGCTGTTCCCAGTGCCTGTCGGGATAGAGGGTGCTGCTGGCCCTGGTCGGCCGTACATGTACTGAGGGTCGTCTTGATGGTCCAACAAGTACCAAGACCTGACCGTAAAAGTGAAGTTGTAGTCCAGGGTGAACGGGGCCGTTTCAGACTCAGTCAAGCTGAAGTTGTCAAACGATCCAACGTAGAGAATTTCGTCAAAGTATAGGTAGACTGACCCGACCACCGCAAGGTTCTTGGCGTGACCCGTACGAACAATGGGGTCTGGCAGCCAGACACCTCCGTTGTTCTTGTAGATGAGCCACAGAGCCAACAGGTTCTGGTAGCTCGTTGAGAACTGACGTGCCGTGCGGGTCAACCCAGGACCAGTAGCGTTCTGAGCGTCCATCGAGTAGAACGCCGCAACCTTACCGGACCCCTCGATCTTGTCCTGAGCGTCCCCCCAATGTTCGACGATGTATCCGTTACGACCCCAGTTACCGTCCGAGATGATCTTCTCAGCAGAGACTTTGAATGACTGCGGATTAACCAGTAGGCGCAAGGGAGGGGTCTTGGCCATTTGCTCAAGAGCCGCCTGCATCATGTTGATCGTAGCTTGCTGCTGAGCCTGGAACTGCTTGCCAAGGTTAGTCTCGTTCAGGGCCTTGTTGGCAGCCAGACTCGCTGTACGGGCCGCCTGATTGGCGTTGGGTGCCCCCGTTGCTACCCATGTACCTGTAGAATTCGCGACGTCCCTTACCGGAAGCACTTCAGTGGGTACAGGAGGTACAACACCTGCACGGGCTTGTCTCAAGCCGAACCCCGGATGATACTCAAAGTGCCCAGGATCGTGGATATTGGAGAAATCACCGCCCCAAATCATACCTAGCTGCTTACCAAGGCCACCCACCACACCCCATTGCGTCCACTGGCTAGGGAAATAGGCGCTACCTAATGAAGGCGATGGCCCTGGAGAAACCATAGCGAAGTCAACGGCCAATCCGAAGTTGTGCCAAGACTCACCACCCTTTACCCCAGTTACCACATTCCCAGGAGCAGTTCGTCCTTTAGCAAACAAGGCATCCTGCTGGGCATTAGTGCGAAGGCCGTTCAAAGCTACGATGCTGATCCCTTCGGCGGCGGCGGCTGCAATGAGCTTACGGATCAGAGGCTGAATACTCGGGTGGGTGCTCGCTATCGCGCTCTCACTGCGACGAAATGCGTTAGCAGAAGGCGTGACAGTCGAACTATTGCTCAAACTTGACGGGGCACCTTCCACGGTGTTGACCCAGTTACCGAGCACTTCTTCAGTCCCAAGTGCTTCAACCTCCTCAGCCGTAGCGGTTGAAGCCGCCAAGGCATCCCCAGAGAAGACAGATACGGATGCCGACCGATCAAGTAATCGCCCAGGCACCCTAATAGACGGTGGAATCAACCCGACTGCAAAGATTTTTGTCTCTTGTGGGCTACGGGTCTGAACCGTAGTCATAGGGATGAACTGGCCATCCAGGGGCTCTTCCTGGTTCTCTAGCGCCTGGTAGAACGACAACAGTTCGTACACAGCAGGCTGGTAGAGCCCCGCACTTTTTTCGATCTGTTCAAGGATCCTGGAGTTAGCTACCATTGGTTCAGACCTGAGGCCCCCCAGGCGTATTGTTCTGCCTCTGGAAGTTAGGCACGTTCAAGTAATTCGCGACCCCACGAGATTCCGGGTTGATACTCATCCCAGGGATCTTCATGATTTCCTCTTCGACTTTGAAATTCCAGGACACCTTGAACGCAAACGGTTGGTCGGCAGTCTCTTCAATGTCTATGGATTTAAAGAACCCAATGTACGTACCCCGGTCGTACATCAACATGATTGAACCTTGCAGCACGATGTTGCCGTAGGGGTCGAAGACACTCCCATTATTGCGGTAGAGGTCGTGCAAGTCTCGGTAGCGGTCCCAAGCAATGGTCTTGTGCCGCATCACTGAAGACAGGCCCGTGTAGATGTTCATGAACGCCCCAGTAGACCCGTCAGCCGAGATCTCAGTCAGCTCATCGCCCCAGTGTTGCTCGACGAAGCCGCCCCTGGTCTGGATGCGCTCTACCTTCTTACTGTGGTTCTCTGAGTAGCTCTGAGGGTTAACATGGAGAACTAAGGCATGCGGTAGCAAACAACGCCGACTATTGAAAGGACTCGTGACCTGGAAGGCCATCGGGATGTACGACTTACGCTGCTCAAGACCGTGCTGGTAGTTGGGGTTCGTGGACGGAACCTGCAACAGATCAGAATCGGGGTTGGCGGAATGGATTGACGGCATCTAGACCTCAGCGCAGCCGCTTGTTGCGTTCAAATTGGGCAGTACCATCAACCACACGAGCGTCAATGAACCGTCGCAAGTCGCCCTTGAGTTCCAGCTCTACCTTCACGTTACCGCCGCCACCACCGCCCCCACCACGTGGGCTAATCCGCTCCCCAGTGCCTACCGAGGCTAACCCCTCACCCAGAGCCGGACGAACGTTGGCTATGCCGTTAGCGATGCTGGAGACTATGCCCCCGTCTGCGTTAGCCGACAGCATGCCACTCAACGCAGCTTGAGAGCTTCCTGTAGCCCTGGCACCGCCTACGATGCCTTGCCCAAACCCACCGGGAGTGAGTTTTCCCTGCATCAAGCCCTGAGCGACCGCTCCTTGATCCAGATCCTTGTACATGTAATACTCGAAGAGTCCGGTGCGGATGGCATCAAGGGTCGAGAGGCCTAGCTGATCGATCGTTGACGTAGCAAGCGGCACCCCTGTTTGAAGGGTGGTGTCCACAGCCAAGGCTGCTTGTGTTGTGGCCTCCTGTGCCTCGTTCCCGCCGCCACGGGGTACCGGTACCACTCTGGCTGTTGCGGCAATGGGAGCTGCTGTAGGGGTAGCTGCTGTAGCTGCTGTTGTAGCTGGAGCCGCCCGTGGTGCTGTAGCTGCTGTAGGGGTAGGAGCGCTATTGAAGAAGTCGTATATGGCGTTACCGAGCGAAGCACCCCACTTCTCCGCGCCAGCCATATTAGCAAGCGAGTAGGTAGCCAGACCAGTAGAAACGGCGACAGCAACTGCTGCTGCTGGTGCAGCGGCGACACTAGTAGCAGCAAGAGTAGCAGCACTAGTTGCTACGCCTGTTAGTGCGGGCAGTATAGTCTTAGCAGCATTAACGACGATTGGTGTCGCCGCATTAGCAAGAGCCTTACCGCCAGTAGCAAGCCGACCGCCCGCTTGCGCAAGCTTACCACCAGCCCCACCCGCAAGACCAGCAAGCTTACCACCACCCCCACCAAGCCCTTTAGCAGCCTCAAAAAGCTTGCCAAGCTTACCACCACCCCCACCAAGCCCTTTAGCAATATCAACAAGAGCCTTACCACCACCGGATGCGATGATAGCCGCGAGTATAGCTACAGTCGTAAGCCCAAGGCCCTCCAAGACCATGAAGATCTTCCCCAGCATTGCATCTACCAGGTCAGAAAACTGATCTAGTGTGGTGACGGTTTCACCTGCTATTCCATCTTGAGCCTTCTTATCCACCTCAGCCTGAGCCAGTAACTCCTCCTGATCTTTTATGAGGGCGGTTTGCAGCGCCACGTCACCTGAAGCACGCACGGCTGCTGCCCCCGCAGCACCCTTGGTAGTTACCCCAAGACGCTTCAAGATCTTCACCTCACTCGCAGTGAGGTCAGTTCCGGCCTCTATCTTATTTGCCAGCTCCTGCCGCTGCACTGATAGACCTGAAATCATAGTTTTGAGCTGGTTCACAACCTCAGGACTTTGATCAATGGTATTCTGAACAGCTAAGAGAGCTTTCGGGTCTTTTTTCCCTAGTTCGGAAATACTGGTATGATGCATACTCTGGACCGCCGCTTCCAACTCTGCCATTGACCCAATTATATCATCAGACTCAAATGCGGCCAGCGATTCAAGAGATCCCTCGATGACCCTCCCCATGTCTCTAGTCAACGCAAAGATTGCCTCCCTTTGTGGTCCAGCGGTGTCCTTCTTCTCCTTGTCTGACATCGTGGCAAAAATCTTCTCTACTTCTTCCGTGTTGCCACTTTCCATAGCTGCCTGAAGTCTAGTCATTGTCTCAGGGGCTAGCTTCAGTTCCCCCGTAGTTGCAGCGATCCCGCGTTTCGCAACCCCCCTCTTGATCTCCTGGTATTTAGGCTGGCCAATTATCGCACCCCTTTTTAGCTTTGCGTGAATGTCCTCCTTACCTACCCCAGCGAGTGTCTGAAGCAGTTTCTGCGCCGACTTGGGATCCATAGCCTTAGCCATTGTACCAAGGACTGAAGTGACATCAGCCATGCGTAGAGCAAAGAGGGACAAGTCAGCCGAGAAGCTGCGGACGATCCCAAAGAATTTACCAGCATGCATCCCAGCATCCCCAGCAGCCGATGCAACACGTGCAAACTCAGCGGTCGTGCTAGCAGTCCCCATCCCCACCTCAGCGACCATCTGCCCCTGGAACTGCGTAAGTTCTTGAAGGCTGACGCCAAAACTACGGGAGTATGCAACAGACGTCCACAAGACGTCGTTGAAGCTCGACAAGCCGCCAGCCAGGTCCCCCACCGTCTGAGGCACTTTGGCGATCTCTTGGTTCAACCTAGAGGTTGAGACGCCCTCCGCACCCATCTGGGATCTGAAAGCTACCGCCATTTCCTTTGTAACGCCTTTAGTTATGTTACCCAAGTCCAATGTCTGCTTGTAGGCATCACGCATAGCGGTTTTAGTGGCCTGGGTCGCTTTACCCACATCACCCATGCTGCCCGCCAAGAAATCCCCCGAACCTGCGGACTCCAAGACAGCTTTGTTGAAATCCTTGAAGGCCTTTTCACCATCTAGAAGGAACTTGACGAGCCCCATAACGAGGGACCCAACTATACTCAGCAAGGGTAGTATCTTGCTGATACCTTGAATCAAGGGAGCCATGCTGCCTGCAAGACTCGCCATGCCTTTGAGGCCAGCCCCCATCCCCTCAGCTTTGGAAGGGTGCTTCTTGATACTCTCACCTAGCTTAGACAGCACCAAGGCCTTCTTAAGCATCTTAGCGGCAAGCGTACCGCCCTCTTTGAATGCCCCAGGAAGGTCCTTGTTGAGGAGTGCCTGGAACGGCTTCGCCAAATCTTCCCCAGACTCACGGAGAGCCGTAGCCAAATGCTTGATGGAACCCGTTGAACCCAGATCAGCACTGCTCGTCTCCCTAGCTTTGGCTAAAGATCGAAGACTCTTTTGCTGCTTTTGAAGAGAAGCCAATTCAGACTTCGTGATAGCAGCAACCTGTTCCCGCTCTCGAACTTCATCCCTGGCCGCAGCCACCCTCTCTCTGGCCGCAGCCACTTTACTCTCTGCGGCTTTCACAGACGAGCCATCGCCATCCCCACCCTTCCTACGAAGAGCCACCGCAGCTTTTTGAAGGGACAGTAACTCCTTTTCGGCATCAATTTGATGCGATTTTAAGTCTTCGCTAGACTTCAAAACTCGATCAAGAGAATCTCTTGTGGTCCTGATCGCCTCCTTGATTGCCTTGCGAACCTTCAATTCCTTCTGCAAGACAGGGCCAACCATCTGCTTGGCACGACCCATCTTGTGGATGTACTTCGTGAGACCGTTGTTCAGGTCCTTCTCCGACTTCTCAACCATTTTGAGACGCTTAGTCAGCGCTTTCTGAAACCGGGTCGCCTCCAAGATCGCGGTCTGAGATTCGAGCGCAAACTTGATATTGACTACTTCTGGTCTTGGGTCAGCCACTTGTCACGTCTTCCTTCGGAATGGAGTCGTAGGGGTCCTGGGAGCAGGCAGTTGAACAGCCCCTGATATATCCCGATCTGTAGTAGAAACTTCAGTCGAGACTTCCGGACCCGTGACACCCCACTTACCCAAGAAGTTCTGCGCCTTCTCGTCCTGGTCCACAGAGTCCATGTGACGGTGCACTTGCTGTGCCTGTTGCTTGCGGCGCTCCACCCGATCAGCCACCTCTCGTGGTGTCAAACCTTCCCGCGCATCTGAGTTGCCCACGACATTGCGATCCCCGAACTGAACCGCGTTCTCTCTAGCTACCTGCTCAACCTGAACACGGCGATCATTGTACTGATTGCGGATCTTAGTCTCATGATCCTCAATCACTCTGTCGTGCCAGTCCTTCTCCCCTCGGAGATCCTTCTCTAGCTGACTAGCAAGTTCCTCAACCGTCCTCGGAACGGTGATCACAGCTCCTGGGATCTTGAGTACGTTCGCCTCTTGCTTCTCACCCAAGATGATCTCACGAAGGATCTTGTCCTTACGAGAAAGGCGTTCTTCCTTGTCCTTACGCCTACGTTCGTTGTCCTGGTTGTAGACCTTGGCTATGCCCTTACCCGCAAAGCAGGAACCAACGAACTTGGCGTTTTCCCACTCACGCTCATGCTGTTCGTTCCGGTCCTCCGCATGATTGAGAGCCCGCCAAAGCTGCTGTGACCAGTTAAGCCCGAGCCGCTGAGTCCCCTCAATACCAGTCACAGCGGTAGACGTTAGGTCCAGACCCTTGATCTGCATCCAGCGATACCGGGATAACGACTCCATCGCGTAAGCCTCAGTAAGGGCTACCGCGTTGGATGCCCGCCGATTAACCTCACCCACATACCGCACGATCTTAGATCGTGCATCCTTAGGCAGAGATCCGAATGTGTCCGCTAGTTTGGGTATCCATTTGTCACGCTCAACGAGGATGTTAACCCCATCGACCATGAACACCCCGTAAGCCAAGAATGTCCACCAAAATTGCTCCGTAACCCGTCCCTCACGAAAGCCCCCGCTGAACCGCAGTAGCTCGAATTCGTGGTGATTCAGGCTCTTAAAGACGAAGCTGACACTGTTGATCTCCGCAGATACCGTAAGGAACCCACGGTAGAGCAGAGGCTCAACGTCCTTCCAAACCTCGGGATTAACCTCCGGTTCTTTCGGGATGGTGATGTGGATGTCTTCCGCAGAGTTACCACTGTACTCCGCTTGAAGCTTAGTCTGCTCTGACTCGTATGTCTGGGTTGCTTCAGGCATTACGAGTCCATCTAGATCTTGGGTTGAGGTCTAAACCTCGGGTTGATCCCAGCTACGGGAGGCTTGTCCAGAATCGCAGATGCCGCAGAAGCATCAAACGGTTGCTGCCGCTGACGCAGCTCTACAGGCTCCGGTCGTTGTTCCGGCCGGTACACCTCAATAGGCCCATGACTGCCGGGTAAAGAAGTCGGCAAGGCGGCCTCTAGGGCAGCAATTTCGGAGGTACGGCTTACGGCTTGGCTTTCACCTTGAGCCGCTTGAACGATTGGCGTAGCCGGGGCTGGGACATTGGCCGTACGGGCTTCGATCACTTGCTGGAGCGTCCGATGCGGGTCCACGGGACGACGGCTCTCTGCGGTGTCCAGAGGGGGTGCAGGGGGCTCAGGTTCCGCAACGGGTGCTGCCGGGACTACAGTTGTGGCCGCCGCACTGGCACGAGCCAACTCATCCGTTTTGGCCATCACCGCTTTGATCTCGTCGGCAGTGGACTTCCGCATGAGACCCATGTCTGCAAGGATGTTGTCCACCATAGCGGTGGGAACCTCGTCTTCACACTCCTTAGCCTCTAGCAACAAACGTCGGTACTTGTCCTCCCCAGTCTCATCTGTAGTGACGAACGTGATGCCTTGCTTAGCCTTACGCTCCGCAAGTTCGACCACATCTCCAAATTTACGGAAAGCCGTGTAGATGGCCTCTTTGCTCCATGTACCCAACATGTGCTTGTTCAAGTACGCATGAAGCTCTAGCTTCACTACCTTCGTCTGCCCAGGCTTTTTAGGGTCGTCTTCCTCGACCTCTACCAAGTCAGTGTCGTGAAGGTCTACCCCGTTGACGATCACCAAAGCGCGAGCAAGGTGCCCACGTTGATAGGCATTCAGATACTCTACACCCTCAAGACTAGCGCAGTCTTGAATGATGTCCGCGTACTCAGTAGGCCTAAGGTTGCGAAGCGTTAACTCGCAGTCCTCAATCGTGAAGCTCTCTTCGACAAGACCAACATTTTTGGCTTTATCTAGAGCGTCCCTGAGTTTTCTACCGTCTAGTGTTCCCATGCTCATCCTCATTTGATGGTGAGGATGACAGCGCTGGCTTACCTAGCTGATCTACATCTGGGTCTAGTGTGCTGCTCGCCTAGTACCTAATTCACATCTGGTTTGATCTGATTTGATGCGCATCTAGCTCAACCGCCGCTGTCACCCGCGTTTTGGCTCACACTTTGAGGGGGTGAGCGGCCCTTTTCACCCCAGGTTAGACTGGGACAACCGAGTTGCTGTTGTTGGCAAAGCGAAGGGAGAAGCCCTTGCCCGGACCACCATTCGCAGACACTGGCGCAAGGCCCGTATCGATGAACTCACCGTACTGACTCACGCCGTCGATGATGTCAGTGACCGTCGCGGACGAGTTCTCCACAACCATCGCAGAGTCACTGGTGAACGATGCCGAGTAGCTGTTCAGCCAGCAACCCTCGTAGAACGTCAGAAGGGCACGCGGGACGACAATCGGATTGTCAGCACTCGTAGGACCTGTCGTGACTGTCGCAGCCACAGACGCACCATTGGGGTCCTGCAACGATGCCAACTCCGAGAACACAAGCTCCTGCTTGATGTCGAAGGGCCAGCGGTGGTGCCGCAGAGAACGGGCCAAGCCGTCAATGCCACCCTTGTAGCCCAAAATCTGCCACAAGTTCGCCGTGTAAAGCAGCGTCTTGTTGAGGGTCAGGGTCATCGGTTCGGTGACGGACGGAACCAACTCGGCAATCTGGTCACCGAATCCGACGCCACGAACGGGTTCAATGGAGCGGGATTCGTCAAAACCGAACTCAGAGATCGCGCCGAGTTGCTGAAACCCACCAGCGCCCACCGTGTAGCCGTAGATCTTGTTCTTCTGGGATACAGCCGCACGTGTATTTGGCGCTGTTCCCATCCTGTATATGTAGTTACTCGTAGTGACGTTTGCCATTTCAGGACTCCTTCAGCGGTCAGGGTAGAGAACGAGACAGGCTCAGACGAACAGCCCGTGGATTTCAGTCGCTCTCTTGGAGAGATCAGCGAGGTCGTTACCAACCCACGGTTGCGCAAGGTCCACATTCTGCGCAATCTCGGCAACCCGAGACGCAATCTTGTGGAGGTCCTGTTTGGCGCGGACCGAGTCAAACCGCTTGCCAGCGGTCATAAGACGGTCAATCGCCTCATCGGTGGCCGCTACCTTGGCCACGATATCTTCGGCGGTTTCCACATTGGCGGTGAACGTGTCGTAGGAAGCTGTTTTGAGCATGGTTGATTTCTCCGAGAGGACCTGACGATCAGGTCCTTGCATAAGAGGGTTAGCAACAGACGAAAAACGCGCCCGCCTGAAAGGCAACATCGCCCACATACGGTCGAGATCCACCGACAGCATCACCTGCTTGGAATCCACGAACTCTTTGAGCGCCACTCTGGCGGTCCGCGACGGAACCAGTCCAGTGATCAACTTGAGCACAGAGACCGGACCTAGCATGAAACGTTGATTCTGCACCTCAACGTAGTCAACGAACCCATCAGTCCCAAACACTACTAAACTTCGCACTACATTTGCTCCCCGTAGAACTGTAGCAATTCTTTGGCCCATCTGATCTTGTCCGCCACTCTTTGACCGGGCGGTTGCGATTTAGACCACAGTTCTAGGTTATGATAAGTAGTACAGTCACACCTGGACCGAAGCAAGCACGGCCCAATCGAATTTTCGTGTCTACTGCCGTTCCTATGATGGATATGTTCTGTTTCAGCTAGTTTACGCCCCAGAAATTCAGCAGCCATAACTCTATGCTCAAGAGCGGACCCAGATTTGTTGGTGCTGTGCTCTGGTCGATAGAGGACACGGTACCCATAGGAATTTAGGTACCCTGTCCCATCAAAAACTTTGATGGGATCCTCAGCTCGCACAGCACCTTGCTTGTTCCTTGCGTAATGTGCATCACACAAACCACGTCCATAGTGGGGGCGCTGGCACCCTGGAATAACACAAGCCTTCTCTACAAAGCGATGCTCCGGCAAAGTACCTCGTGTTTTGTGCTGCTTGTAATGCTTTGGGCAATAGCCGTACGCCTTCGGGTAAGCTTGACAGTTAGCTTCTTGGCAAACACTATATTGACCCTTCGATCTCACAGGTACCGCCGAAACCAAATCCCCCTTCTCTCTCAAACGAACATAGTGAGCGCCGCATAAACCCTTAGCTAAACACGGGCGTGAGCAACCCGAAACTAAGCAAAACTCTGCTTGAGTACGCCGTAGTTGCACTGGAGCGTCCAACGGTCGCCCTTTACGAGCACGTTGATAGTGCACATTGCAGTACCCCTTTAAACGAGACACTCTAGAACAACCTGGTACTGAGCACGGTATTGCCACCCCCTAGTAGCAATACAAAGACTTTAGGTAACTACACGATAGTCAGAGCAGAGGGGTATAGGTGATGGCACGCGGTGGGCACTAGAGTAGAGTCACTTACCCCAATCAACGTAACGGCCAGCCTCTATGTCCTCTTCCTTGCTGTCATACGCCTCAAGGTAAGCTTCCACTCTGTCCTTGAGATTATCGCGCCAGCCTTGAGTGCGCTTCACAATCGGCGCTTTACCAGGGACCAGAGAACGGCCCTTCGAGAAGCTATAGAGCTGTACCCGAATCGCATCATCCCCCACCCCAGCACCAGTGGTCCCATGCTGTGCGATCGAAGTCCAAACACGAATACCCGTTGTGGGACTCAAGTGTAGATCGAAAACAAGCTCACCCCTATGCGCACCCTTCGTAGGCTTGAGAGCACGAAACGCTCGCTTAAGGAACTTTTCCATATCCTCAAGGGATATCTCAGTGTAGGTTGCCGCCATGGCTCGCTTCTTCATACTTGCCCCCTACGATCATACGACACGACGGGGAGTTCATCCGCAAAGCGCTCCATGGTTTCGATAACGTAAGGATCCACCGCTTCCACAGCAGCGGTCTTTTCTCCCGACTCAAACACCTCACCCTTGGGTACGTTCTCACCCGCGTGCAGCCCAGCCTCATGCACAAACGGGCTGATCCCAGCCCGCATACCACCAGAGGTCTCAGGACACAAAATCTCAAGGTTCACAGCAGCTCGGGTCAAAGCCACGTACGCAAGGTTGCGCTCTGCTTTCATCTTCTCAGCCTCCTCCACCGGATCTGGTGGGGGCTCATCGGGACGAGGCTTACGAACCGGTGGGAATTTACCCAGAGGCATGAGCACCGAGACATTCGGCCACTCAAGGCCCTTCACGCTGTGTACCGTGGAAAGCGTAATGGCTGGGGGCTTTGCCCTACGTTGCCCTGGGTCTGCAATCTTGGCCTGCTCCCGCTCCCACTTCTCTGGATCAATACGCAGAGTCTCAGAGAGCTTAGAGTACCGGGCAATCTTCGCCACAAACCCTTGAGCCGTCGAAGGGTCCGTTGCACTCTGTTGGTCATTCGCGTTTGGGATTGCCATCTGGTACAAGAACTGGACTGCACCCAAGCCCTTGCCCGGTACATCTTCCTTCTTCTCGACCCCCAACGAACCTTCCTCGCCAACCTCAGGCACCACCTCTTCTGTTTCGTCTTCCTCCCCATCATCATCGGAGAAGATAGCGGTGTCATGCGTGATCTGTTCGCGCAACGTGTTAGTTTCTGTGTAGGCCCCGCGTTCACGGGACCAGCCTGAAACCACAGATGTCATCTTGTCCAAGATGTAGTTCAACAGCTTGTCTGTGCTGTTGTCCGCAGCTCCGACAAACTCAGTCAAATCCCGCAAATTCTTGGCCATACCCTTGAGGTTGTCCGCCAGCTCATCCACACGCTTACCGTACATCCACTCGCCCTTACGGGTGTCCCCACGAGCCGAGCTGATGATCTTGATCCTGTATGGCTGTTTGAGCTTGTCCGCCAAAAGCCTAATGTTACGGCTCTCCAACAACGCCATGGGGCTCACGGACTTGATGTCCACTCGCTCACGCCTAGACAGGTCATCAAGAGCCTCATCCACGGCCCTCGTTACATCATCTGGGCCCAAGTATAGCCCACGGTCAGGCTTCATGAGCGCAGAGACGAGAGAACCCTTCATCTTCTCGTAATCGTTACCCGTGATGAGGTCTAGGTACCCCAGGACTGCCTTGGACTCAGGGGCTTCCAAGAAGCCTTTACCACCACGCCGCACGTAGGGGATCTCGTTAATGATGCAGGCAGTCTCGAAGTCGTTCAACTCTGCGTTGGTACGAGCCAAAACCGCGTAATCCTCAGCCTTAGCATCCTCGGTTGAGATGTCCTTGACGACACGACCAATGGTTTGGATCGCCGCATCCGTATTGTCGTTAGGCGTGTCCACAATGATCGAAGCCTTACCCCTAGCTTTCTTAGGGTTAGCTCGGGCCTCCATAGGGATATTGCCATCATTGTGGGCAACTAAGCGATTGGCCGCGTCAACGATCTCCGCTTCACAACGGTAGTTTGTCTTGATCATCCGGGTCTTCCAACCCTCTTTGCCATCGAGACTCGTGAACAGCTCAGGACGTGCCCCGCGAAATTGGTAGATGGCCTGCTTATCGTCACCGATCATCCAGAGAGACTTGCCATCAGAGCCATCCCCGATGTGCTCAGTCATCAACTCAAAGATCTGGTGCTGCACAAGATTCAAGTCCTGGCACTCATCGACCAAGAAGTGATCAAACATGCCCTGAACCATCGCCTTGGCCTTCGGGTCCCGCTTCAAGATCTGCTGGAACACCTTGAGCATGTCGTCCAGGTCACCCAGACGTTCCCCACCCGGACGATTCTTCTTCATGAAGTTGTCGTAAGCGGGAGATATGCATGGGGGACGCCACCCAGGAATGTCCCCCTTAACCCCCATGTACATCTCGTACCAGACAACCGCTTGAGCCTCCGCCTTCGAGGTGACCTTCTTCTTGGCCTCCTCAAGGCTCACGTCATTGCCCCGCCACTTGTTCAAGAGCAGACCGGCCTTCTTAGCCTTAGGGGGCTCCACCAACCACTCGACCGGAAAGCCGAAGCGGCTAGCCAGCGCTTCCACATCGCAGTTGGTCCAAATGTTACGAATAGCGATTGAAAGCGTGGTCGGACTCACCGACCTCACGCCCTTCTTGGCCGGAGCAATCAGACGGGGCGGTTTGAGCATCGCCTGTTCCTCAGGTGTGCCAAACCCAGGCACCTGACGGTCCCCCGTGATGAACTTGTAGAACAAGGAGTGCATGGTGCCGACCTGGACCCCAACATCGGAGCCATCGGTACCCAACTTCTTCGCAATCTTACCCTTGAGTTCGTCAGCCGCCTTACGATTGAACGAACAGGCAAGAATACGGTTGGGGTTCTGCTTGCGTTCCTTCACCAAGTAGTCGATGCGAGCCACGAGCGTGGTGGACTTACCAGCACCCGCACCAGCAGCAACCAACACCTTCCCATCGGTAAGCGCTGCCGCTTGCTGCTCATCATCCAAACCCCGGAGAGAAGCCGGTACGTTGGTGGACTTGCTCGGGTCCGTCATGGCGGCAGCCACCGCTGCGGTAGCAATGCCCACAACCTCAGACTTGTTCGGGGGCACATCAGGCTCTCCAGAAACTTCCATGGCCCTCTGAGCCGCCCCAGTGGCCCGCGTCTGCATGTCCAGAAGGATTTGGGCGTGCTGGTCCGCAGCCTGTTGGCTGTCCTCGGAAGCTGGAGTCGCCGCCTGCTGTTGAGCCTTGGCAGCATACAGTGAATCGAGGTCTGCTGCTGCCTCATCGCCGCCCACCGACACTGCGTTCTGGAACGACCCTGAACCAGCGGTCTCCGCCGCCATGTCGATCCACTTACGCAGCCTCTGGTTCTTCATCGGGATGACAGCGAACTTGTCGAGAGCCTGATCCGCATCATCCACCATAGAAGCAGCCAACGCTGCCTTAACCTCTAGCAGCGCCTTGTTCGACTTGAACACAGCCCGCATCGTGGAGGCACCGCCCCTCGAAAGAAGCGTGCGCATCTGGAGACTACGACGACCAAGTCCCTGTGTGTTTGGCAAGAACCGGAAGGCCTTGTCCAACATCCGCTTGTGGTTGGCACTCGGAAGACTGTCCCCCAAGAAGGCTTGAATTGTCGCCATGTGACGTCGATCCGCAAGCTTGATGAGCTGTACGCCCTTCCGAATCAGTTCGTCCTCAACCCCCTCACCCGCCGTTTCCTCAACGTAACGAGTGTAGGTGTCGAGCGCGAGAAGCATCACGATATATTCGGCAATCTCAAGTTCCCCAATGTCATCATCAGGTTCAGGTTCAGGTTCCGCTGCCACCCGACGAACAACGCGCTCTGAAAGACTTGTCATACTTGACTCCAAACAACCTAAAGAATAACGATGTCTAGCACAGTGGATCACGAGCTGGGGGACAGTTTGGCCCCAAGAAAGGAAACTGCGGGGGACACTGCGGGGAACTGGGTTGCGGTTGCGGAACCATCGGGATGTTGGGGAACACCCTGATCAACCGAGGACGAAAGTTCATCACTAGAGCGTATTCCGTGAGCGTAGCTCTACCATCCGCCACGCAAACGCGAAAGGCCAAACAGCCCCAAGTGTTCCTCGGGATCTCAATCGTGTTGTCCTCCCACCCCTGCACAGTGGGCAACGGAACCCCGTACATGGCCGCCACATCGGCCTGCGTGAGCTGCAACGCCTCCCGGAGAAAAGCGAAGCTCTCCCCACGGATAAGCCCCATTTGAACCAAAGTCGAGGCCGCCCTGAGATTCGCCGCCTTCTGCACCGGGGCCGAAAAGGTCGGCCCCCATTGGTACAAACGCCCCGGCACCGCCGCCACGAAAATGAGTCCAGTGGACCCCACGGGCATCAACAGGTCGAAAAGCCCGATCTTACCCACTTGCTCGGGGTAGTCATTTTCGAGTACGACTATGGGGAACTGGTTAAGGTCGTCGGCCATAGATCGATCCTGAAGGGTGTACACCTTACCAAAGCAACAAAGAATCCATGGAACTCAACGTACGCATCGAAAAGAACCTCCCGACCATCGTACCCGACGCCGTGTCGTTTGAGACAGGCTGTACCAAACAGCAGGCCCAAGACCCTGCCATCGTGGCCTACGAGCACCACGGGGAGGAGTTCACCACACAAGACCGTGGAGCCCTACCCAGCTTCTACGAAGACCTGTTGCTTGGCCGAGCCATGCCCCTGACGTTCGCCACAAAGAGCGTCCAAGACCCCGACACCCTACTCGCCATCGCGTTGTTCCTGCACCGAGACCTAGCGACCCACCCGCACACCGCTGGCTTCGTCTACATAGTGGACTTCGTACACCGGCTGGGCCTACCCGCGTTAGCCCACATCGAAGAAGACCTGGCCCGGTTTCTAGCTGCACTCAGGGTCTACTTCCCAGATCAAGGGATCTCGCAACGCGAACTAAGCCTACGGGTAACCACTGCGGTAGGATGGATCCGGGACTATATCCACGAAGGCCCCATACCTCTCCTCGGTCCCACGCCCCGTACCGAAGTCCGGATCCTTGACCATGGGACCCAAGGGTTCGTAGTGGCCGAAACCCAAAGCACCCTGTGGGACGGTTGGGTCGAACTATTCCGAACTGGCTTCCTACGAGGGATCTTGGTTGATCACTCAGCCGGGGACCGAAAAGACTGCTTGATCGCCCGCAAGAGCCTCTACCTGGGCTTCGATCTCCCGATGGCCCAAAGGCTACTCAACCAAATGGAAACAGCGATGGGCGAGCTACCTGAGTGGACCACGACCCCAGACGGCCTCTGGCTCAAAAGCCCACCCGAGGGGACCCTACTCCTACTCCGGGACATCCTGGAAGTTCTGGTTCGCGTCTAAGCTACCGCCTACCATCGAGGTCCACATCTTCCATGAACTCAAAGAGCTTGTGTAACGCCCGTTCGTACAGCGTCCGAGGGGGGTTCCGCGTGCGATCGTAAACCCAGTGCCACAAGCGATCCCACCTACTCATAACGCATCTAACTCGATCCGACGCAGCAACGCAATGTGATCCTGGTAAAGCTCAGTACCCGCCAGAGACGATTCCTCAACCGCCTCACGTATCTCTCGGGCTGCCTTGGATGCACCCCCACGAGTAGGGTTTAGGTAGTACGCCTGGGCCCAGGGACCCAGGGGCCACACAGAGCATAATGTGTGCAAGAGTTCGTAGTCTTCTGGGCTGGCACGCTCGATAGGTTCGGGCGCAGATAGCTTCCTCAGGTACCTCAAGAACCGCATGCAGTTAAGCAGTTCAAAGGAAGGATCAAGGCTTCTGCCAAACCAACAAGGGTTCCCGCTTCATCCCACGCTTGAAACTACGCACGGGCATGTACACAGGTTCCCTAGGAAGCAAACCCAGGCGCTCTACCAAAGGCTGGACCGCCAGATCCAGCCTCAAACCACCCACAGGCTTCTGAGGCAGATTGAGGACCAGGAAGCCTCCAGGCTTCAAACGCCGAGAAGCCTGAGCCACAACCGCCCCAAGAAAAGACTCCACCCACTGCCCAACAGAAAACCCACGTAACGATGCCTCAAACTTCTTCCCGTATACCTCCAAGTCAAAGTACGGAGGTGAGGTGAACACAAGGTCCAAAGGTTCCCCCGGATCAAAGGTCTGAGCATCACAACACTCCACACGACACCTTGTGGAACACTCAAGAGCCTCTGCCAACGCTTGGTTCCCCTGAGCCGTCTCGGGCTCCAAGTCCGTGCCGATGTAACAACCCACCCCCGCAGCCATCGCCCCCAAAAGACGGCCCCCATACCCCGCACAAGGGTCCCAAACCACCCCACCCTTTGGGCAATAGTTCTCGTACACGTACCTGGCCACAGCAGGCCGAAACACACTGGGGGTCCTAGAAAACATCACCACGGCCTTCAACACCCTCTCCGGGGTCGTCGGGTGCCCCGAATCCAGTTGAAGACGAATCGCTTTCCGCAAAGAAGAATCGTCGTGCCACATGTCCCAGGCACTCAAACCCTTCTGTCGTTCGGCGTGGTAGCGGTTGGGGAAGAATGTGCCCGCTGCGTAAGCCCCTGCTGTGCTGTAGGGACGGATCAGTGTCGCATCGTCTAGAAAAACTGCGAGCCGCTGTAAGCGAGTAAACTCGGCCTTGATCTGCACGGAGGGTTTGAGTTCCGGCCAACCGTGACGACGCACAATTTGGAAGATACCTGTCACAACAGAAGCTTTCTCATCTTCTGTCTTATTGGACCACTGGAGATGCGAGCCGCCTAGCAAGTCAACCCAAAAAGAACTGCTGGCAACAGGGTCGGTAAATCGGATGACCCTGTACTTGTACCCTAACGCCAAAGCCTTGGCTTCTTTAAGCACATCCAGGTCACGTTGACGTTCAAACTCTTCGATGCAGCCATGCCATAACTCGGAATACTGGTAGTGCTGTTGCCCGTGAGCCTCAATGATCAAGTTGTGCTCTGGGAAGAAACCGTCGAAGTTAAACCGCCACCCGCTAGTTGGGTTGGTGATACGCGGATCGGACCACTCCCAAACGTAATCGGACTGAAGGAAGGAGGCCGCTTTATCCAGCACAGTCCTTTGCCACGCCAACTTGTTTCGAGTAGGGAGGTTGTACCGCCTACAGTAGCTAATCACGGTTGATTCAACATGACCTGACGCAACCGTCACGCTTGACACAATCACTCGACCGTTCTCGTCCGCGTGTTTTAGGAGGTCTTCTTTTGAGAACAAGTCTCTGAACTGTGCCGCTGCCATGACTTCGGACCGCTTTGTACGTAAGGCGTCAGATCGTATCAGAGCCGTGTACTTAGCTTGGTACTCCGTTGAGGTAAGACCATGTAACTTGATATGGTTGCTAAGAGTCTCACCCCTAAACCCACACACGGCACAAACCACGTAGTCCTGACCTTCTTGAAGGCCAGCCCACTTATCGTCCTCAACCTGCCTTCGCACCCCCTCCAAAGCCTTGATGTGTGGATCGTCCCCAGCACTGACCATGTGGTGGGTGAGAGCCTGGTACCCAACAAAGCCAGACCCGCAGACCTGGCACCAATGGTCGGAGCCGCGAGCTACGTCCCGCTCACGGTAATGCTCATCCGTTACCCGTACCTTGCCCTTCCGACTGAGACCAGCCCTTGTACCGGCGTCGGAATGCAACTTCTTGGAACGAGCATCAAAAGCGTCCTTACCGAAAGCCTGGACCCACTTGGCCCGTAGGGTGTTAGGGCTCACCCCAATACGGGAAGCAACATCCTTAAAGGCTTCGTTAGAGTGGAAAGGCTCAAGGAGTTCCGACTCAGATGCAGTGGACTGCTTGGGATCGTTTCTGTCACGGATAGCTTGGAACTGTTCTTCCCCAAGCTTCTCCTTCAAGACCATCCGAATGGTGTTAGGGCTGCCCCCAACCCGCTTGCAAATGGCCTTCAAGTGCTCTCCACCAACAAAAGCAGTGACCACAGCCTCTACCCAAGGTCCCTTACGCATACCAAAAGGCTAGGCCACAGACGCCCAAAAAGCAAGAGGGTCGGGACCGTGTTATCGGACCAGACCCTCTTGGACTCGTAAGTAGTTGCTTTTACTTGGGTTTTATACCCTAGCCCGAAGGTTGAATGTGAGGACGATGTACAAAAGTGGAAAAATAGGGCTGTAGAACATCTCGAAGCGGAGGATTGTAGGGTCCTCGGAGTCGATTTCTGCGGACATCCCCGTGAAGGCCCCGACGATCTCGGCCTGGACCAAGGACTTGAACAGGGAGGTCATGGAGACCACGACTTCGTTGGTACGGCTCGCAAGGAACTTGGTTCCGATGAAGGAATCCAGGATTGCCCTGCTCTGCTGTTGCACGAAGTCCGCGATCTGCACCACGGTCGGCAACCTGGTCAGAACCGACGTCATGTTCGTGGTCAGACCCTGGCGGATTCGGATGATCGGGTCCAAGTCCTCAAGGATCGTGATACCGGCAACTGCCGTCTGGTTAGCTTCGACCGGATCCATGATTCTGGGGATACGGGTAAAGCCTTGGATGCGACGACGGGTGTAGGGGGTCGCCACGTCCACAGCGGGGGATACAGCGGAACCGGCCACGGCAGCTCCGAAGAAGCTACCGTCAACCAGGCTCTCGAACGACTGCCCAAGCGAGTCAGTCAGAGTGATGACTGACGAATCTGGGTACAGGGCCAAGATACGTGAGGAGTTCAACCCTCTGGCCACCGTTTGAGCGGAAGTCGGAGACGTACCGGACGCAAACCCGATGAACCCAATGCGCTCCGACTGGTTACGGATGTTCGACTGGACTTCGCAGTGTGCTGTCAAGTGCGTGAAGACCGCTGTTGAGGTGGCGAGCGGGATCAAGATATCCGGCTTGATGTTGCCCGGAAGCGGTGTCGCCAACTCGTCGATAGCCGCGTTGAACGCCTGATCCGACGCTTGGTTCGTGTTGGGCACCTTCAAGACTTGCTTGATGATAACCAGCACGGCACCGTTCAAGATGGCCAGGTAAGCGGCCAACGTGACGCGGTTCTCACTCGAAGTTCGACCGAAGTTCGCTTCGATCGTCTTGAGCTGCTGGTAGATCTTCGGGGAGTAGTCTTGCTTCAGGTAGCGGTAGCTAATGAAGTAGAAGTCCCCCACCGTCGGCTCAACGCCGCTCGGGTTGTATGTGACGAGCGTGGCGGTGTCATTGACGCCCACGCCCACCGTGTTGGATACGAGAAGCTCTAGGCCGCCCACCGAGTAGCGCGGTACCGAAGGGGACACGTGGAAGGTCGGTCCGACCTCCATCGTGAAGAACCCGGTCGGGGTGTAGCTGCCTGTGGAGGCCGGGAGGACCGTGAAGCGGAGGCCCGTACGAGCATCCGTGTACGTCTGCCCTGGGGTACCCGTGCCTGCTGAGCCAAGCGGAGACGTTGAGGTCACCACGTAGTTGTTCTGGGCGTCCTCACCAACGTCACCGTCGGTGCCGGGGGTGATGCCCGTACCAGAGGTAACGTTGAATGCTGAGTTTGCAGAGGTCGAGAACCCAATCGAGGAGGTGGCGGCACCCACCGACAAGGACTCGAAAGTGATGTAGTCCCTGCCACTGATAGGCGCGACATACGCTACAGCACCGGCCGCAAAGAGAACCGTGTCCATGAGGACATCGACAACCTCTTGCGCTGTGACCAGAGTC